TTATTTCTTTGATCAATCATCTCGCTTTGTTGAGTTGCTTGAATTTTTGTTCTTTCGTCTTTACGATCTTCTTTTTGTGTTTCTTTACTTTTAGCAGTTTCAGCTTCCATAGATTTAAGCTGCATGTTCATTTGAAACTCCAGCTGCATGAGTTCTTTTTTGTGCATTACTTCTTGTTGCATTTTTTGAGAATCCATTTGAGCTTTCATTTGCTCAAACTGCATATCAGTTTGCATTATTGCTTGTGATTTTTGCACTTCCATTTCTGCAGCAGCTTGTTGAGCCTGTATGTTAGCTTGTGATTGTGCTTGAATATTTTGTTGCTGAACAAGTTGATCTCTCTCTTGTTTTTTCTTTCTTCTAATCTTTAATATTTGATTAGCTAGTTTAATGTTTTTTATTTCTCTAACGTCAATAGCGTCTTCAAGATCTATACTTTGTTGTTGCAAAGCCATTTGTATATTATTTTCTAGCATTGCCTTTTCTTCGTCATCAGGCATTAGTTCTATAAATATACCAAAATCATACAAATGTAAGTCTTGCATTTCTTCAAGTGTAGCCACGTTATGAGTACCTATAGCTTGTACAAAAGCATCTTTTGTTGGAGAGTATTCTAATATATCAGATATTCTAAGTGACAAACACTCCGCAACTTCACCAGTTAAAAACAAACCTGACTGTAGTATGTGCCTTGTTGCTGTGTTTGAATTAGCCGCTGCAAGTTTTTGAACACCAACTAAAGCATTTTTATCAGGAGTACTACCGTCTCTAGCTTCATTAAGACCAGTTACATCTCTTATCATTTGCAAGTAATAATTGTACGTGCCAATAAGACTTTGCATTTTTTGCCCACCAGATCCTGATTGTATTTCTTGAATAGGTACTTTACCTGGATTCATATCACCTTCAGATGTCATTGATCTACCTATAACAGATCCTGTTTGGAAAAACATATTTAAAGCTTCTTGAGGATTGTAGTTTGTTCCATTACCTAAATCTATTTCAGCTAAACCATCAGCATCTAAATAAACCCCGTCTGGAACCATTCTAGATAACACTTGTTGTAGCTTTAAGTGTGTAAGCTGTATCATATCAGCAAAACCAGTTATTCTACCTACTAAACTTTCTATTCTGCCTTTATACATACGTGGAGCAACAATAGCATAATTCATTTTAACTTTAGTAAAATCACTCTTAGGCCTCATCATGTTTTTAGCCATCTCCCATTTAAGTAATTTTTTAGTACCTAGTATTATAGCGCCTTCGTATAAACACTCTATAGATCTTTGTAGCTTACCAAAACCTCCCTCCATGTTTTCTGGTGGATTAAATGTATCATCTTTTGATAATATTTTTTCAGCACCACTACCAGTTTCTTTTACTTTATAAACCTCGTTCATGTAGGTTTTGTAATTAAAGTATAAAATTTGAACTTTATTATTATCTTCTTCTTTTAAATTATAATTGTTATTGTTATAATTAGCTTGGTAAGAGTTTTTGTTTTTTATTATATCCTCTAACTCTTCGTGCCCTAAGTGTGGAAATTGTTTTGCTAACTCGTTTACAGGTATACTTTTAACTTCACCAACATAATATATGTCATCAAAATATGGTGACTCAGTGTAAGAATAAACTAAATCAGCTGGATCAACATAGTCAACAACAACACCTTCTGAAGTGTTAAATGAAGTTTTTACCGCGCCAATACCTAAAACTGTTAGATCATAATAAAATCTTTTTTTAGTAAGTTCGTATTGATTTCCTTCTAGTAAAGTGTTTATAGCTTGCTCTTCCGCTAACTCTACAGACTGCTTGTAAGTTAACTGCATGTGAAGCTTTAATTCTTCTTCTGTTTCTGGAAGTGTTTCTTTATCATTTTCGTATAAGTCAACTCCAAAAGCCTCGTTAACGTAGTCGTTTAATTCCTTAGTCTGCATGTCACCCATTATAGATTTCATGTATTCAGTTCTTTGACTAACACCATAAGGGTCTTGAGAGTATGCTTTTATATCATAAGTTCTTTCAGCAATACCGTTTACAACTATATCTACAAACTTAGGTATAATAGGTACTGGCTTCCAGTCTAAATTAAGATAGGACAAATCACCGTTTATAGATAACTCATCCTTATATTTTTGTATAGACTGCTCTCCTCTAGCGTAGAGTCTTAGTTTATGAAAATCATTTTGATTACTTCTATGTCTATTTGATCCTCTATCAGTATGAAACCACTCTGTTTCAATAGCTTGAGCTACCTTTAAACCGTATTCATAGCTCATTTTTTCCAAGTCACTTACAACTTGGCTAGGGAAATAATTATTTATAACAGACTCTGCCATATTTATTCTTTGATTAATTTAGATGTATTGCCTTTGTTTGTGTATTTAGCAATACTTAAGTTTAGTTTAGGTTTTTGTATAGGTGCGTTTGGTCTGTAAAGATGTCTATTGTTAGCCATAATAGCTAAACCAGAACTAATTGAAGCATCATGCTTTGTTCTTTTATTTATATCAAATCTTGACCAGTCATTTAACAATTCATTAAAATAACAATCTCCAAAAGAACCATCTTGCTTTATACCAACATGCTCTTGTATATACATTTCAATAGCTGCAGCATGAGCTTGTTTTATATCTTCGCTTGAGTTAGGTATTCCTCCAACTTCTTTTTCTGCTACAGATAATTTATTCCATATCTTATCAGGCCTGTTCATACTAAACCCTCTATACCCACGTCTTCTAAAGTAATACAATAAACGAGGTTTATTATTTTCTGCTAGTATAGGCATTCCATAAAAAACACAAGCCATTAAAATATCTTCAAAAAATATCTCTGCAGTTGGTGGTCTTGATAAGTATTCTAAGAAAAAGCTATTAGCAGGAGAGTCTTCCATTGAGAACTTTGTCAATCCATGCAATGCACCTTTAGAGCCTACACCGTCTACTGTTCCTGATATATCATAAGAGTCACAACCAAAAGACCCCATGTGCTCATTGCCTGGCCACTTAACACCGTTTTTAATTACAACTTTGTTCTGTATCTGCGTTGGCGGTACCCAGCTTATTTTAAATCTACCTTTTTTGTCTGGGTAAAATATAACAGTAGAATCTTTCACTCCATTAGCCCACTGAAAATTACCTTTAGTAACACCTAAAGTTCTAGACATTTCTTCGTTGTAATCTATCTGTTCATATATTTTAACTAAGTTAAATATACTTCCAGCAGCTTCATCTCTAAAAGCGTGCTCCGTGCTTCTTGGGAATTGTCTATAAAACTCGTTTAAAGCGTCTTGATCTCCTTTTAGACCATCAGCTTCATTTTGCCAGTTTTCTACAACTCCTATATCTATTAACTCTCCTTGTGGGTCGAAGACATCATGGTCCGGAGTATCAAAGACTGGAATTCCGTGTTCATCAATGAATCCTTCATAGTTCCATTCCATTGGAATAAAAAGAGAATATAAACCAGACGCTGTTTGTCCATTACGATTTCTTTTGGTAACGTCTGAAGCATTGTATAATTTTTTAAAGTTCTCTCCTCCTTTGTCTAAAGCGTTTGATGTTGATCCCATCATACACTTACCTATAATTCTACTACCTAATCTAAGGCATGTTTTTGTAACTCTCCAATTGTTTAAAATATTGTCTGGTCTTTCCCACTTACCACTTTCATCGTGTACTAGTAGTTTTAGTTTTTCACCATCATAACTATTATCACCTGTATTTTTCCAATCTATAGTTGTATCAAGACCTTCTATTTCTTCAAGCTTTTCGTTTGTTGTAATTTTTTTTCTAGTAAACTTAGACGCAGGTACTCTATAGGCGAGTTCGGACTTAGGCCGATCCATACCATCTTGAATAGGACTAAAGAAAAACGGGTAGTTAATTGATATAGGTACAACTTTGTCGGTAAACATTTTCTTAGCATCAGCTCCTGTTTTAGATAATACACCAAATCTTGCGTCTGTAGATATTGTAGCTTGATTAACTGTTTCTGCTGATGACATAAAAGAAAAACCAGATCGTCTATTTTTAAGGTAGCACATACCATAACATCTTTTATCTGCTTTACAAGCTTCCCAAAATATATAGAATAGTCTGTTTGCTTCTCTAAAATCTGGCGCACCTACATCAATCTTACTCCATTGCAAGTACATGTAATGAGTACCAGTGATATAGGTATCCGCCCCATTATTATTAAACCAAAAGCCGTCATCTCTTCGTTTAAATTCCTCGTCAATATAGTCGTACCATTGTGCTTTGTTTTCTTCCGGGTAAGCTTTCCAGTCAAATATGCTTTTAAGTCTTGATAGTTCTTTAGGATATTCAAATTGTTTCCATTTTTTTTCTTTGTTGCTATACACACTACTAACTTTTGGCAACGCTATATGGAAATTTTGTATTTCATATATCTCACCTATCTGACCAGTCTTGCTTATAACTACAATGTTATGTTCTTTGTTGTAACCATACTCCCATTTTTTACCTTTATTAAGTCTACTTATAGTGGTTCTCTTAATAGGTTCTACAATCTTATATAAAGTTTGTTCGTACATTATTTAGACCTTCCTTCTGCAAAACCTTTAAAAGCTTGTTTTTCAACTTCTTTAGGTTTATTGTTTAGCAAGTCTTCTTCTTCTTGTATTCTGTTTAGTATTTCAAACGCATCAAATATAGCTAGCTTTTTAGTGGCTGCAGCATTTTTTAGTTTGTCTGCAGATAAATCATCGTCTGAATCAACAATAGCTTCTTTAGCAACTTTAATAAGTTCTTCAACCGCTTTGTGCCCAGCTTGGATTATACTCTTTTTCGTTTCCTTGATGTTCATATTTAATTGTAATAAGATTTGATAATATTCTATATAATTTTTGACCATCTACAATAAATTCATATTCTGAACCAGGTCTAAAACCAACAAGCTCTCCACTGTTAACAATTCCATCGCCATACTGAACTATACCTATTAAAGGTTCTTCAATATCTATGCCTAGTTTGTTTTTAGATTTTATTGGTTTAACAAAACAATAGCCTTTTTGAGCCTTCCACTCTTTATTTCTTTTATACAAGTAAACTTGATCACTAGTAATTAAGTAAGTATCTTCATTAAAGTAACTTCTACTGTTTTTTTCTTCACCTAAAACGTTATGCCATCTTCTAAAAACGTTGTGGTGAACAATAACTTTGTCTCCTACCTGTATACACGTGTCACTAATCATTGGAAGACTTAAAACTTCAGCCTCTCTATTTACGTATTGGTGACTATATATTTCAGTATTTAATATTAAGCTTTTACCATTTATATTTTTAGAGTTGTTGTATCTTTTACCTACTGGTTTTACAACAAAGTTGTAAACACTTTTCACTAGTATTGTAAATTGTATTCTACAGCTATAG